TGTTAACCCTGTAATTACGGACAATAGTTTTACTTCTTTGTCTAATTCTGTCCAATCCTTATTTGGGTTCGTAATTATAGGCATTATTTGCTGATACTGCCAAAGGGTTAAATTATTCCATTTCATAAAACGAAGTTAATAAAAGTTCTTCAATATCTGTGTCAGATTCCAACATTTCGTCAATCTTATTTATAACGTCTGCACAGGAAAAAGGTTGACCGGTCATACATTGTGACAAAACCCATTCGCGAAGTTCGTTCAGTTCTTTCATATTATAAAAATTTATTAAGTCCGTTTGCACTTGACATTATTGCTTCTGCGCGTTGTGTTAAGCTTTCAATTTGGCTTTTTAATTCCCTAACGTCGTATGATACATAGTAACCGTTTGACGTCCCCATTACAGGCAATATTCCTTCCGACCTTATAAAGTTAATTATTTTACGCAAACGCGGTTCAGAAAATTGTTTAATTCCGTATTTTTCTTTTTGCCCGTTAATTGCTGCGACTATTTCCGCGCCTTTAATTGGATTGTCTTTGCTTTTGCGTTTCAATCCCAAAATAATTACGCCAATTAGTCTGTTTTCTTCAGGCGTTAATTCGCAAGTAATTTGTTCAAAGTTTGTTATCATTGTTATAAGCGTTTTAATCTTTTAGTCCAATATTTACCATTAATTGATTCTCCACGACCCCTGAAGTAATATGAAATCCAAGTTTTACAAGGAAGCAAATTCTTAATCATTAATATTGATTTGAAATTAGTTCTTTTTGCCCAATATATTTTATGTGCCATATATAAATTTTAAAATATCCCCGCCGCCCTTTGGAAAACTAACGAACACCCCTGTTTATTAATTGATTGTATTGTTTGGCAGGGATAATATCATTGGTCTGCTAACGCTAAGTTAAGCATTTTTAATTGTTTTATTTCCTGTTCTTTTAAAGCCAATTCTTTTTCAAGGCGTTGAATCTTTGCGACTAATTCCGCAATTTCCAATTCCATTAAGGTTGTCTGTTTAAGTTCGTAGTAATTAGGCATTTGAATCAATTTTAGCTTGGTCAATTTGGTTTTCTGTTTCTTTGTCAGCTTCCAATTCTTCTTCGTCTTCTTCTTCCCAATCGCAATGTTCTAAGCAGTCAGGGCAAAGATCTATTTCAGGAAAATTGGTGTGCGCACCGCAGCAAGTTGAAAATGGCATAATTAGGGCATTTGTAGTTTATCAATAATTTTTAAATAAGTATCAATTTGTTCTTTACAATTGTCTATTATTGATATATCAAATTTACCATTTGTTACATAATTAAGCACAATATTTGCGTCATTTAATTGCATTCTTATTAATTCAATTAAAAAGTTTCTTTCTTTTACTGTTAAGTCCATAATTATAAGTTTTCAATTAAAGCGGTTAACAATAAAGCAGCCGTAATAATAGCGAAGAACCAACCCATACCCAATGATTCTTTTGCGTATTGCTTTTGACGTTCAGCTAATAATTCCAAATGTTTTTCCTGTGGTGTTTTTAATTTGTTTGCCATTGTTATAAGTTTTTATTGTTAACACAAATATACACCTTGTACACAATACAAAACAAATCTTTTTTTAAAATTGTGATGAATGGTAAATATTAAGGATAAATGGTTAAGCAAAGGCATAACGACCATTCCCGCGTTTAATTGCGTGATTTTGCCAAGCCAAAGCCAACGCCATAACGCAATCGTCGTGAAATCCTGACGGCGCTGAATACCTAACGCCATTTGCCGTAAACTGATATTCAAACACGTCTAATTCGTCAACAATAACCCCTTCAGGGAATCCAATTCGTCCCTGTTGAATGGCTGAAGCCAAACCTTCCATAAGTTGCTGCTTTGACTGACTTGTAAACTTTAAACCTTCTATATTTACCCCTTCGCGTAACAAGTCTTCTAATATCGGGTCGCCAACACCCGTTGAATCCACGATTATAGGCGCAGGCGGCAATCTTTTTATTGTTTCTTTGGTATTATGCCAATCTAATTGAAAGCGGTCAAAATAAGCCACATTTCCGTTATTATCCAAACCAACTATAACGGTAAAGTCAACAGACTTCGCAAGGTCAATCCCGTAACAAACAATTGGCTGCGCTGAAATAGGTTTTATGCAGCGTTTGATAAATGCGTTCCCAAAAGGGTTGGCGCTATTTTCTGCGGGGTCTGCTAAATATTCCTGATTAAATACAACTTCCGGCAACTGTATTCGTGCTTCGTCAATTTCGCGGGGGTTTATATGCGGGTTGTCGTATGTGCTAAATTTGAAGCTTTGCCAATCGTTTTCGCCCTGCTTCATAAACAGGGAATAAAAAAAGTTTTTCCCGCGTGGGGTTGAAAGGAAAACCGCGCGCCCTTCGTAATCTGTCAGCGTTGGGCGAATGCTATTATTCCAACCGTCTTCCAAGTCTGAAATAAACGCAGCTTCGTCTATAATAACCAAATGGAATTTGCGTCCGCGTAAGTTGTCTAATCGTTCCCCTGTAAAGAATTCAATTGACCCTTCGTTGGGACAATAAATTTTAAGCTTTGAAATATTGTTTTTAAATGGAAGCACTTTCGCCAATCGTTCAAAGAATACTTGCGCCAATCCGTATGTCGGCGTAACGTATGCAACCTGACCGCCTTTTAATGCTTCTGTAATACAAAGTATTTGCGACAGTTCAGACTTACCGAAACGACGTCCGCACATAACGACAATGAAACGCTTTGACGATTCTAATATTTGCCTTTGGTTAATATGCGGGGTTGGTAACTCAATTCGCATTTATGCGTTATTTGTTTTGGTTTTCTTTTATTGTAAAATAAGTAATAGCAAATGTGGATATAAATAAAAACGAAAAAGCAGATATAATTGGATATTCCATTACTACAACCATTATTGAAATAGAAAATAAAATAATCAAAAAAGTAATTAATAATGCTTTTAATAAAATATTCATAGGTTATTTGTTTTGGTTATATGTTAGATTATAATATTCTTCTGAAGTTTTTTTTAATTTCAATAACCCATTAGTTCTTCCATCATTATAAGCCATTTGTAAATGAATTTTTTCTTTTATAAGTGCTTCATTAAGTTCATCAGTCATTATTGAATCTTCTGTCCAATTAAATTGATATTCGCCCGAAGCGTCAATGTAAAAGTTTTTTTCAATAAATTCTTGCATTGCTGTTTTCATAGTTTTTTTTTATAAAGATACTACAAAATTGTTTTGCCGTCAACAAATACGACTTCAATCTTCGTGTCCTGTTGGACATCAACCTGTTCTTTTGGTTTACCGTAAACGCGTGAAAGTAAAGTGTCCATTGAATAAAGACTTCCGTTATTCATTGACTTAATGATTGCCTTTGCAACTGTCATTTCAAGAACTGTTGCGTCGGGGTTCTTTGTCACGGCTTCCAATTCTTTTGGTGTCATTGACATAAGCGCTTGAATTGAATCGTTTATTTCGGCTAATTTGTAACCCTGTTCTTTTAACAGACTAACGTATTTTCTTGGACGTCCTTCCAAGTTACGCCTTGTATCTTCGCCCGCCTTAAATGGTTTTAAACCTGAAGTATTTTTTGCCATAGTTTACACAGTTTAAACACAGTTTATCTTCCCTGACCCCTGTATGCTTTTGGTCTTGGTGTGTGCTTATTATAAGATTTCTTTGCGTGTCCGCATTTCCTTTTTCCGAATGATACTTTGCGACTGTCTGACTTAACTTTTGCCATTTAATACTTTGTTATGAATGTCCTTTAAATATTGATAATGTGTTTTTGTGTCGCCCATAACAACGTGACATTGTCGGCATAATGCCTGTAAATTGTCAATTGTATCTTCGTTCTTCGTTCCCCCCATTCCCCGCGCGTCAATATGGTGTATGTCAACCGCCTTTTTTCCGCATACTTCGCACGGGATAAAATCTTCTATTCCGTACCCAAAGTATTCAAGATAAATTTTAACGTGCTTCTTCATCAATTTGTTTAAGCTTACGAATTGCCCATTCAATCCCTTCGTCGCCACCCCAAGCCAACCACATTAAAGCGCCGCAATCCTTTTTAGGGTCGCCCTTAGAATTCTGTCTGTGCCTTTCAAAAGACGCCATTCTTGAAATAGTGTCACGGGTTATATTTTCCGCGCTTGCTAATTGATTCGCGCGCGCCCAACCAACAGGCGTTCCGCAACTTAATTTGTATTCGTTTCTAATATTTAATGCCTTTTGTGCGTTTAAAATTGCCGCTTTTGGATAATCGTTATATGAATTTACCATTGAAACCCTAATTGCTGCCCAAGCGCGTTGCGCAGTTTCTTCGGTGTCATATATGCACGCACCTGAACCAATTCTATATTTTCCGTTAGAAGAACATTTATATACCGGCATTTCTTAAGTTATTATATATTTTTTTAATATGGTTAATAAAGTCGTTGTAATTCATATCCATTTTAGCAATATTGCAAGTTTTACAACAACTAACAACATTTCCCTGAATATAACCTATTGAACTGTCAATCCTGTCAATTCCATTATAGTAAAAATTATATTCAAAATTTGGTTGTTTATATTTAAAATGATTTGAATTCTTTGACCCGCAATAATGACATTTTGATTTTACTAAGCTTAGAATTTCTTCGCCTGACAAAGTACAACCTAAACCCCTTTTATTATATCTTTTATTCATTCTTGATTTTAGAACCTTAGCACAGGTTAATTCAAGGTCTTTATGATAAAATTCGTTTTGGCTATTTTGTTTTAATTTGCAGCTTTTGCATAAGTAACCCCTCCTTTTTACTTCTTCTAATCTTTGGATAGTTTCATTATTACAATTTTCACACAAAAATTGAATCATTGAACGTAATCGTCCATTATGGTCAAATTGTGTAAATTTTATAAATTCTATCATTTCCTATTAGTTTACTATAAATAGCGAATCGGTGTTTGTTTACTTCGTGTAAATTGAAATTCTTATTGCAATATTCGTACAATGCGTTCCCGTAGTGTTTGCGGGCGTCAGGGTCATTTACTAATAATTTGATCCAATAATACCAATCTTTTTGACTGTTAACGTGACAGGCAGGATAAAACCCCCTGTAAGGGTGTACGTTGCTAACTATTGCGGGATTCTTCTTTGAAGCAGTTTCTAATACCTTTAAATTGGACTTCATTGAATTGAATTTGGAATCTACTAAAGGAATCAATGAAATATCCGAATCCGCATATGCCGCCATATATGAAGTGACTTCGTTGTAATTGTAAATAGTCGGGTTTAATTTTAAACCGTTAGTAAAAGCGGCAATCATTCCGTCCCAAATTGGTTTTTCGCCTTCGTTATACCCTGCAATTACAGTTCGCACAGGGAAATTAATTCGCTTCATTGGGTTGCGTAATATTTCCATATCCTTTCCGTGTGTACCTGATCCTGACCAAAATAAACGAACAAGGTCTGAATCTTTTTTAAAGTCTTTAAACTGTTCTTCGCCGTATGGAATAGCGTTTGGCACAATTTCAATATTTGAATTGTACGACTTAACTTCTTCAGCCAATCGTTCGTGCGTAACTGTGCAAAGGTCAGCAATACGAATCCAATCAATAATCTGTTGCGGTATGTTATTTAAAATATATCGTTCGTATAATAAATGCGAAGGGTCTAAATGCCAAAAGTCGTCGTTGTCAACTACTAATTTAAAACCATACTTTTTGCGGTAAGTGTCCATTTGTTCAGGCGTTACATTCGCAAGCATACGATTCATAACAACAATATCATAATTGCCTTCAAATGTTTCTTCGCTTAACGTGTCAGTCATTAAACAATAGTCTTTTTGCATATTGACTATCGGCATAATGATTCTATGGTAACCGACCCCGCTTGTTTTACTTGTAATTGCTAAAATGCGCATTTAATTTTTTTTTCTGTATGGTAAATAGGTTGGTATTTTTCCCAAACCGCTTGCGCACGTCCTAAACTTTCGTCCTTCATTCTGCGGTATTCTGTGCCATTTCCAACGTCGTGTCCAATATGTTCAGAACGCAATTCGGGTAAATAATAATTCGTAAATCCTGCAATGGTTGCACGTTCTGCAAAATCCCTGTCCTGCATTCCGTAAGGGTCATATTCTTCATTGTACCCGCCAATAGTATCAATTAATTCCCTTGTCAAATAGTTGTCGCCAAATGGTGTATGTACTTTATGCACTCCGTCAGTTAATGGTGGTAAATCTTCAACGCAATGAATACCAATAATTCCCGTCTTTGGTATTAAGTTTGAATAATTAACCCACTTTAAAAGCCAATTTTCAGGAAGCAATATATCGTTTGCTAAAATACATACGCCGTCGTAAGCTTTTGTCATTCTCAATCCAGCATTTACACCGGCTGCAATTCCCCTTAATTTAGAAGATACATTGCAGTTCGTCCAATTGTACATTTCATACGGGACTTCGTCGCTTCCGTTGTCAACTAAAAAGCAATCAGCGTTATAACCTGAATTTCTAAAATTTTGGTCAATAACGCGTTTTGTTAAATCGTTTCTGTTAAGGGTTAGTAAAATTACGGCTATATTCATTTTCTTATATTTGAACCAAGCTTGCGCGCAGGCACGCCGGCATATTTCATTTCCTGTTCTGATTCGCCTTTGAAAAAAGCGCTTGCACCAATCATACAACCTTTTTTAATTATGCTGAATTGGTGTAATACTGCATTCAATCCAATGTTTGAACGTTCGCCAATTACAGAATGTCCCCCAATCTTTGCGCCGCAACTAATCGTCACGTCATTCATAATTCTGCAATCGTGACCAATGTGCGCGTGTTTCATTATAAAACAATTGTTTTCAATAATGGTCGGGTCTTCCGTTCCTGCGTCAATAGTAACTAAACCTGTTATCATATTGCCGTTACCAATTATAACTTTGCCCTTTGGTTGACCCCAATATTTTTTATGTTCTGCGGGGTAGCCAATGATACAATAAGCGCCAATGTAATTGTTGTCGCCCAATTCAACGTTGTCGCCAATTATGGCGGTTGGATGTATAAAATTAGCCATTTGCTTTGGGTTTACGTCCGCGTTTTTTTGTTTCTGTTGGTGCAATTGGTTCTTCAATTACTTCAATATTTTGAATTGGTTGCTGAATATACCAATTATACAAACGCATAATCATTTCAAACTTACAAGCGCCACACCAAACAGACAATAAAAAGTTTGGGTCTAAATATGTACGGTAAATATGTTCGTACATTTGTAAGTCAGGCAATTCAAGGTTTCTAATAAAACCATTCTTTGCGGTTTCATAATTGCCAATATTGGCGTCTAAGTATTCCCTGTGTTCTTGTTTTATTTCCATAAATTCCAAATTAATTTTGATAAAATTGGCGCTGCAAATCCTGCAATAAACATTGTTGATGTTATATTTTGGATTAATTCAGGTGCGAAATAGTGTATTGGTGCAAGCCACGCAGCCAAGCAACTTCCGCAATTAAATGGCTTGAAATTCGCCTTCCATTTATAGGGAAGGTTATGTATATCGTTAATAAATAGTGATGCACAAACGGCGGTTAAAATTGATAAAATCATTTTCTTATGTTTTGTTTCATTTGTTTTTTGGTTTTATTTATAGTTCGTACAATTGACATATAAGGAATACCTGTTTTGCGGCTTAATTCTTTTGCGTTCTTTTTAAAATCAATTGCATAAAGTTTCAATATTTCCTTATTATACCAATGTAACCCTTCCAAGTTTTGTTCAAGTTTGTCAATCAAATCTGTCGGTTCTGTGTTCAATCTTTGAATTTCTTTATTTACTTCTGTTGGCACAAACTCAATATGATTGCGGTAATTCTTGTAAAAATTGCTTCTGTCGCTTTTAATCATATTAAGCATTGTACGAACGATATAAAATTTTAATTCATTCCTTTCATATAATCCGATTAACTTCTGTTCGTCCATTTCACAAAGAACTAAAAAAACTTCTGCTTTAAGGTCGTACTGCAATTCTTCCGGCTGCATTTTAGAAAACGCTTCGTTGACTTCTTTTAAGTCCCAAAATTCAGCTAAAATTTCATTTTTGACCATTCAATTAAAGCAGGTTTATTTTCTACTTCAGTACAAATATACACAATTCCACCACATTCAAAAATATCTTTTAACCTTTCTTTTTGTTCTTCGCTTAGTTTATCCCCCAATTTTTTAACTTCAACTGCGACGTAAACGCCTTTTTCTGTGTACCCTTGTAAGTCAGCCCAACCTTTTTGAATAGTACCTTTACGTTTTCCAAATGGAATATTGTTGACCCTGTTTAATCTGTAACCCACAAATTCAAGGTTTTTTTTCGCCCATTTAGTAAGTTCGTTTGCGCTTATGTCCATTATAATTTTTCTATTTCTTGTTTAACTTCTTGCCAATAATAAACACCTGATATATTTATTGTATTTGTATAAAATTGGTCATTTAATATTTCATCTACTGCTAATTCTGCACAATCCTTAGCAGCTTTATAAATTAAAGTATTTAAAGATTCAACTTCATCCCAAGTTTTAGGTTCAATATATTCATTAATTCTAAATACAAATTCTTGTCTTAATTCTATTGCTTTTTCTTTTGGTGTCATATTAAAATGCTTTTATAGTTCCTTCTTTAATTTTGTTTTTGTATTGGTCTTGTTTTTCTTTGCTGCATACTTTACAATAACCATAATATCCGTCAGCGTTTCGCCTGTCCTTCCTGAATTTGTCCCAATCCAAGTTCTGTTTGCACCTGTTGCACTTTTTCATAAAATTCTTTTTTAAATAATAATCTGTTTTGTTTGGTTTCTACTTCAGTATAGTTTGCATAAAAGTCAATAAAATTGTCTGTATAGCAATATTTTAAAGTTCCAAAATGTCTGTATTTAATTTGATAAATTTTCAAAGTATTTAACTAACGCTAATTTTTTACATTGTGATTCAATATAGTCTTCGTTTTTAATTCTTTTGCTGAACTCTTTTGCTTCAATTGGGTTCAATCGGTTTAACCTGTATAAGTTGTCTTCACGTACAACCTTAATGGTTTCTAATATCTGTTCTTTGGTAAACTTTAATTTCCCCTGTTTTAAAAGGATTCCAAATACTTTGTCAGCATTAAAAACACGATTAAAGTCTTCGCGCTTACCTGTTAACCAATCATTTTTAGTGAATTCAACAATTTCGTCGTCTGTCAATTGTTTTGCAGGCGGTTCAGGCGGTGGGGGTAAATTACGGCGTATTTCGTTTGCTTTCACTTTATAGGCGTTTAAAATTTGGGATATATACTTAGGCGAAAACTTCTCATAATGGTCTGTATTGCAATCTAAACGTCCCTGAACTGCCATTTTAAAAGCTATTCGCATTTCCTGTACTGTAAAATAAGGGTAAGTTGTGCGAATGTAATCTTCAATAACTTCCAATTCCATTTTGTCAGGCAAACGGGTCAAACCTATCAATGTGAAAATATAAGCTAAGTTTTCCCTTAGTGTAACCGGCGAAACTAAATTTAATTTGTCGCCTTTGAAAGCTTCAACAATTGGTAGGTCTTCGTTAGCTATTAACCCAATTTTGTAAGTCTTGCATTCTTTTGCGACTTGCAGCGGTTGCGTCAGGATTTTTTGTATTTCCATACTTTACTTTATTTTGAAGCCACGTATTCACGCGACGCTTCGGTTCAAAAAATTTTTCTGATTGATAACGTAATTTACCACTTTTTGACGATTCGCACCAATAATCAATAAATTCTTGATATGATTCCCCTAATAAACTTTTAAATGGTTCAATCTTATCTAAAAACAAAATTTTAAAATCAATTTGTTCTTTTTCTTGTTCTTCTTCTTCTTCTTGTTCTTCTTCTTCTTGCGTATGTGTATCCATACTGTATATATACTGTATCAATACTGTATCTTTTACCTTCAAAAGTTCTTTATTTATACAGGATTTTACCTTTGGCGAAGTTGAATCGTTGTATTTTGCCCAATTTTTCATTGCCATTTCCTTTGTTGCCAAAGAATACTTAATTT